AAACCGGCAATTACGTTGCGAATGGCTATGCGGTCAAGAACTGCCAGATCATGCAGAACCCGCTGGCAGACGCCACGCAGGGTTTCAAGCGCGACTGGCTGCGGCACTATGAGAACAGGTCCGGCGAGGGCATGAACAAGTACATGCTGGTCGACGCCGCCAACTCCAAGCGCAAGTCGAGCGACTACACCACCATCTGGATCGTCGGCCTGGCTGCGGACAAGAACTATTACGCGCTGGATATCGTGCGCGATCGGCTGAACCTGACCGAACGGGCCTCCGCAGTGATGCGCCTGCACCGCAAGTGGCGCCCGATGCAGGTCCGCTATGAGAGCTACGGGCTGCAGGCCGACATCGCCCACATCAAGTCGATCATGGAAGCCGAGAACTACCGGTTCGACGTGCTCGAGGTGGCCGGCCGCACGCCAAAGAACGACCGCATTCGCAGGCTGATCCCGATCTGCGAGCAGGGCAAGCTGTACCTCCCGCACAGTCTCAACTACACCGATTACGAGCACATCGTCCGCGACCTGGTGCACGACTTCATCGAGGAGGAGTACGCAAGTTTCCCCGTTGCGGTCCATGACGACATGATGGACAGCCTGGCGCGCATTGCCGAGCCGGATCTCGAGCTGGTATGGCCGCGGGACAGCACGGCGGGCAAGCGTGACCGGTACGCGGTGCATAGCCGGCCGTCAGCGTGGGCAGCATGATGCATAGCAGCAATCATCTCAGTCAAATCACGGTCTCAGGCCATCCGCTTCAATGTGCGCTTTCTATGCATGCTAGTCGCACACACGCCCCGCTCGCATTCGTGCACGAACTGCATGAGGCGACGATTGCGCTCGGCCAGATGCTTTATTTCCTCGGTCAGTTCATCTATCTGCTTCTGAAGCGTAGCCCGGTGTGGTCGTTCGCTGCGAATGCGAAGCGGTCTATGGCGCTCGTGTTCGGCCTTGTGGCAGCGGTAGCAAAGCGTGCGACCGTTGCTGACATCGAGGCTGAGTTCGGGGTGAATAGATTTAGGCTTGATGTGATGGGCGTGAAGGTCGTTGATGGTTCCGCAGTCCATGCACTTGCCATCGCGGGCTTTGACGGCAGCGGACCACTTGACCATAGCAATCGTAGACATACCTTTGCCTCACTTTGTGGTTGTAATGCCGGGATTCTAACCCGAAAGTGCGCGACATGATCGTCGGCGACTCTCTGCGCATGTTCCACCGCAACAACGGGCAACCGGTGCGCGACAGTTTCGGGACGCTGATCACGGTCCCGGCCAGCGATATCGGGATGCCGGGAACGGTGACTGAGGTGATCAACGACAACACGGTGAACCTGACCGCGACTGACACGACCGGCAAGACCTTTCACGAGACGCACGTCGTGGTGCTGCTGCCCGATGAGCGTCTGCCACGGGGCGGGCGCTATGCGTTGCGCTCTGGCGATGCCAGCGTGCATCCAATGGCAACCCAGTTTGGACGATAGGAGCGAGCGATGAGCAAGGCGAAGGTGGAGAAGGATGTGAAAGTTGACAAGGTCGAGCAGGTCGATGTCCCTGACGAGAAGAGCGAGGCGGGGATCGAGGGCCAAGCGCAGGACTCGAAGCGTTACCGGTGGCTGCGCGACATGTGCCGCAACGGTGATGGTTCGATCAACGAGCGGATCTACGTGCGCTGTGATGGGCGCTACGGCGGGGAATGGGCGCTCACTGGCGAGCAGTTGGACAATGTGCTCGATGCGCTGATCATCAATGTACTGGATGCGGCGGCGGATGAAGTGGTCGCCGAGGCGGCTGACGCCAAGTCCCAATGAAGAGAGTCGAGATGACGATGCAGAACGGCATGTCGCACGGTGGATCGATGCTGATCGATACCAGTGTCTCGGAGCGGGCGATCCGTGAGGGCCGCAAGATGTACTGCAAGCAGGTCAGCGAGCAGGTGATGCTCAAGCTGGCCGACATGACGACCGACCCGAAGGAACTGATCAAGCGCGCGTGGCTGCTGGCCGAACTGCAGTACGACGAGACCATGCGCCGGCAGGCGGCGCCGGACCTGCCGGTGACGCTCACCGAGCGGATGGCGGCGGACAACATGGTGGCATCGGCGGCGCGATGAGGGGATGAGCGATGCTCTCTGAACAGCCGGTCAAGCCGATGCTGGACGAGGATGAAGACCTCGTCGAGGACATCCTCGAGAAGCGCAAGCAGAGCGAGACCCACCTTGCCGACTGGCGCAAGCGGGCCGAGACCTGGTACGGGATCGTGGCCGGCGAGCAGTGGAGCAAGGAGGATACGCAGCGCCATGCGGATCTGGGCAAGCCCTGTGTGTCATTCAACAGGGTCGCGGTGATGGTGAATGCCATCTGCGGAAGTGAGGCGAACAACCGGCAGGAGGTGCAGTACAAGCCGCGCACGATCGACGACAGCGGGGTGAATGACCTGCTGACCGATGCGGCGAAGTGGGCGCGGGACCAGTGCGATGCCGAGGACGAGGAAAGCGATGCGTTCCGGGACACGGTGATCTGCGGGTATGGCTGGACCGAGACGAAGATGGACTACCAGACCAACCCGGAGGGCATGATCGAGGTGCCGCGGCGTGATCCGTTTGCGTTCCACTACGACCCGAGTTCGGTCAAGCGCAACCTGAACGACATGAAGTGGGTGCAGTGCGACGACTGGCTGGACGACGAGACCATTCTCGGGCGCTGGCCGGATGCGGAACTGGTGGGCGGGAAGGAAGCGGTGCCGGACACGCAGCCGCACGATGCGACGCGGGCGCCATGGTATGAGAAGAATGCGGTCGATGCGGCACCGGATGGCACAAGGTGCGTGATCCATCACTGCTGGCGTGAGCAGGTGGTGGTCTGGATGGTGCCGCAGCCAGCACAGCCGCAGATGCCGCCGCCGATGTCCCCGATGCCGGCCGGACCGCCGCCGGGAATGGGCGCGAGCATGATGCCGCCGGGAATGGGCGCGAGCATGATGCCGCCGGGACCACCACGGCCACCAATGGGTCCACCGCCGGGAATGGGTGGGATGCCGCCACCGGGACGCCCACCGCAAATGGGTGGACCTCCTCCGGGAATGCCGCCAATGGCCCCACCGGGGCCGCAGGGCGCTCCTGGTGGACCACAAATGGGCGGGATGGCGCCACCCCCAATGCAGCCGCCCCCACCGCCTCCTGCACCTCCGAAACCGGAGATGATCGAGATGTCCGACGAGGACTATCAGATCGCGCAGGAGCGTTCGACCATGCTCGGCATGCCGCTGATGGGCAAGCGGCGCACGAAAACCGTCTACAAGCAGGCGTATATCCTTGGCAAGCAGGTGCTCGAGACCGGCCTCGCGCCGTGCCAGTACGAATTCATTTATTGCTGCATGACCGGGTATCGGGACCACAATTCCGGGACGTTCTACGGCCTGGTGCGGGCGATGGAAGACCCGCAGCGGTATGCGAACAAGATGTTGAGCCAGCTCCTGCACATGATCAACACGAACGCCAAGGGCGGGATCATAGTGGAGGAGGGCGCGGTGAACAACATTCGCGACCTGGAGGACAATTGGGCGAAAACAGACGGGGTGACGCAGGTCAATGCCGGCGCTTTGAGCGGCGGGAAGATCATCCCCAAACCGGTGCCGCAGTATCCGCAGTCGATCCCCGACTTGCTGACGTTTTCGGTGTCGTCGATCCGCGATACCAGCGGGGTGCCGCTCGAACAGTTGGGACTGGCTGACCGGGTACAGCCGGGAATTGTCGAGGAAGCGCGGACCAGTGCCGGCATGGGCAATGTGGCGACGCTGTTCGATGCCCTGCGGCAGTATCGGAAGCAGCAGGGGCGGCTGTTGGCACATTTCCTGATCAAGTACATGTCCGATGGGCGCCTGGTGCGGGTGACCGGGCCGCTGGGCGAGAAGTATCAGCCATTGCTGATCCAGCGCGGGGTGATGGACTACGACGTGATCGTCGACGTAGCGCCTACCGCTCGCGACATGAAGGCGAAAACCTTCGATGCCTTGATGAAGATCGCGCCGATGGTGATGCAGGCCGGTGGGCCGGTGCCGGAAGAGGCGCTGGACTATGCGCCCTTGCCGAGCGGGTTGGCTGAGTCGTGGAAGAAGCAGATCGCGGGGGCGAAGAAGCGGAAAGCGCAGACGCCGGACCCGCAGGTGCAGATGGCGCAGGCGGTCGCGCAGGCGGAAGGGGCGAAGGCGCAGACGG